TCAATACAGTGCAAGAGGTAGAAACTGCTATTTTAGAACCAGTAGTTAAGTCAGATACATTCTGCCGATTTGTATTTCAGAATAAAGGTCTTCTCCACTCACATTCTAAGGTTGAGATTGGATTAAAGAATGCTCCGAAAGATGCTTTCCTTCCTCTTGGTATTGGAGCATATGCTTTTATTAAGAGAGTTGCTCTTAAAATTGGTAATCAGACTATCTGTGAAGTAGATGATTTTAACCATTATATGAGTTATCGCTCTATGTTTGTTGCGAATGAAAATCAGAAAGAAAGAGAACAGATGACTACTGGTCGTGCTATTTCTCATCAGTTTGCCTATGCTGACCGCACATCTACCACAGGAGGTGGTGAGAGTTTAGGTCTTGCGAATGGTATTGTCTTAGATAATGGGCGTGAAGCAGATGTCCGAGGCACTAATGCTGGTGGTGTTGGTAATTTCCTTGATAGCACTGCTAATTATTATCCTAATACTTGGCAACTCTTAAAAGTTGCTGATGATAGGGATATCTCAACCTATCAGTTAGCACTTTCTGAACTTTGCCCCTTCCTAAGACAGAACCAACTTCCTCTGTATATGTTAAAAGAACAAGTCGCATTAGAACTAACTTTCTCTGGTGCTGGTGATGCTAACTTTGCCTCTGACAGAGTTTCACTAAAAGGTGGTGAAGCAACTACTTCTTCTTATCCTATTGATACTGATAGTCTCCGTATGATATCTGACCATATCTTCTATCCTCAGGAACTTATGCTCCAATATGCTCAGGCGAACCAAGTATTAAACTTCACTTATGTTGATTACAGACTTTCTAAACAATCTGTTGCGAAAGATGATGCTAAATCACAGATGATTAGAAATATTGGAGGTGCTGGTCGTATTGTATCTAAGGTCATTGCGATTATGGGAGATGAAGATTTGATTGAGGATAAATTACTCAATGGTTATGTATCTCAGGCGTGCTCTAAGGATTACTCAGCAGGTGCTGGTAATGCGAACTCTAAGAATGGTATATGCACAATCAATCTTAAATACAATGATACATTTGAGTATCCTATTGATGTCAAGAACCCTGCTCGCCATTTCCATAATGTTGTTCAGACAGAAGGTATGGTTCCATTCATTACTCGTGAAGAGTATTCTAATGAAGGTGAAAGTCTCTCAGGTCGTAAGTATTGGGATAATGTTATTAAAACTAATCTCCAAGGTAAGTTCTTCCACATTGCTACGAAACTCACTTCTCAGGAGCGTATTAATAGCAGAGGTATAGAATTATATTACAAGTTTGAGGACTTACCTGCGAATACTAAGGAATATACCCATCGTGTATTCTTAGAGGTTCTCCGAACTGCGACTATTCAGAACGGATACACTGAATGCTACTTCGCCTAAATA